TTGATGCCGTCGGATAAAGCGCCCGCCTGTCGGCGAATGCGGTATAGAGCTGAATAAATTCGGCGTAATCCTCTGAGCTGAAATCCTTATTGAGTTCTATATAGCCCTCATAGTCAGGCTTCTTTTTAAACATCGCCCAATAGCCGACGAACTGATTAACCAGGTTTTCGATATCGCTCACGGTTTCTTTTGCAAGCGCTAGGGTAAACTCTCGCTCTTCTCTAATCGTCTCGGCGCTCTGAACTTGCTGACTACTGCCGTCAAGCTGTCGCGGTTGATTTAATCCGACTCTGAAAATCATGTTTCGAATATCGGCCCGGTTCTTTTCTGATGCGGTTGGATCTTCTGCTGTTATCTGCGTCACCGTTGCGCCCTCAGGCAATCTCATCATTGTTGACTCGGAGGCGGGCATAATTGAGGCAAGGGTTTGATTCGTCGCTATTGCAATTCGCGCATAACCCTGAAAATAAATAATATTATCGTGATTAGAATCGAGGTTGTAATATCGCTCGCATAGCGGCTGAACCTCCTTAAGCCAAGAACGATCATCCCCGCACACTGCCGGAATCTCGGTAATCTCGGGTATAACAATCGGATCGCCATCTTGGACCCAAGCGGTTTCAGGTTGTAATCCAAGCGCGAACAGCATCTCCGGGGTCATGTTGCTAGTCGAAATCTGCTCATTCATCGCTTTGTAAATCGTGACGGTATAGCCCTGCTCAGTCATCTTAGCTTCTCGCCTAATGAGTTCTAGTCGAGGCTCTTCGCTTAAACTTTGCCTTGGCGGGATTCTTATAAATTGCTGATGAATCGCGTTATAATCCCCACGATTAACCGCGTTGATGGTTTCGATTTCCCAATCAGGCACCTCAAGCGGTGTCCAGATTTCGCCGTATGGTCTAAGTCCCATCTCTTCATCCTCTTCGGCGCTCCTGCTCTGGCCTGTTGGGGCATCGACGAACATAAAAGCTTTTCCATATTTCAGGTATTCGGTCGCAAAATTTCGGATGAATAAATCGAGCGGCGTGTTATTGCCGTCGATATTTTCTAGCTCATCCTCGGTGAACACGTCTAGGATCTGGCTAATATTTGCAGGTTTTTTAAATAGTAAACTGATCCAAATTGAAATTATCGGCTCGCAAAAATTGACATAATAAGAGCGCCCTAGTCTCTGCTCCCAAGCCTTTTTGCCGTCGACTGAGTTGTCTTCCAGCGCATACCTATGGAGATATTTTTTTATCTGCTCGTTATCGCCATTAAAGAAATCTTGAAATCGCTGCCATGAGAGATAATTCTGCTTAAATTCTGGATGCTGATAAAAACGTATCATAGTAAAATGGTCCTCTGATTTTTAGCGGATGTTCGGTTGAGTTGTTGACCAATCCACTTAACGATATAATACCCGGCTGCGTCAGAGTAAGCATTAACATCCTCACCGCTAGGTTTGGCAAGCTCTCGGCTACCGTCCTTTTTCCAGGCTGCCCGCTGAAAGCTGCGAATAGTCTTTTCGCATCTGGGGTTAATGATAACTCGGTTGTAACTAAATGCGCGGTTTACACTTTCTACTCTAATCTCTTGCAGGGGATTATAGCGGCTGGCGGTCAAAGTAACGTTTGAATAAACCTGCTTAAGATTTTTGATAATCTCCTCATAACCGCTGCCGGGAGTTCTCACGCTTGGGGAATGTAAAGCGGCGTCACCTTCGATGATTATCGGCGTATCTTTCCAGCCTGCTGACGGTTCAAATTGGGTTATGAAATCGACACACGCGTCCACCAATAACCTAGCATTGCCTCGGCTCTCACGGGTAATTGCTAAATTCATCTGAGTATCGCCCCGGCGCTCTTGCATAGCTACCCAGGCGAGAGGCGCGTTATTGTCCCAAGCCAAAATAATCGGACTGCTCTGATGCGGCTCCACTTGCTGAAAATAATAGGGGTTCAAATCGGTGTAAGCTGAGCCCTCAAAGAAATTAGTGAACTTCCCGTATCTCCAAGATGCTACCTTGGCGGGATTGTGTTCAATCATCGGCATTAGTTGATTTTCAATATACCCGGTCGGTAAGTTGTGTAGGTTGTCATCTGTCCACACCTCATAACTTTTCACTTTTCGCTTTGCATTATAGCCTGTAAAATTGGCGTAATCGGCGAACCAGGTCATTCCCTGGGGAGCGCCTCCGATCATATACTGAAGTACGTCCGCCGATTTATCTCTTAGCCTGGTAACTCCGCGCTCAAATACCTCGAATTTGAGCTCTCCCGCCTCATCTTCTGCGAGCCCTGCGATCTCTGTACCCACCATTAAATTAGGTCGGTCCCCGCTGTGAAAATAGGTCGTAATTAATTGATTTTTATTCTTTAAAATTAGGCGATAAGGTCGGGATTCATAAAGATAAAAATGCTCGCCCTCTCTAAGTCCCAAGCTCTCCGCGAAAATATACCACTTCGGAATGGCGGTATCCTGGACCTTGCCATGGGTCGGCATTACGAACCAATAAATCGGCGCTTTGCATCGCCTATTGAGTATCTGCCTGGAGTACAACCATTGCCAAATCCCAAAGGTTTTACCCGCTCCTAAGCCGGCATGAACGAAAAAACCGTTGGCCTTTTGGTCGGCTATCGCATCGGCTGCCCACCAGGCCACCTCTATATCTTTACTCGTCACCTTTGAGCCTATCCGGTGTTCTAACATTAATCGTTATAGCTGGAAGTTCCTGTGAAGTACCTTCGCCCTCTCCCGCCTTTTCACTCCACCGAGCCCGGCATTTTAGCCAAAAGAATATAGAAGCCTCTTTTCCCTTTTTTATATTCGAAAACAATTGTTGGGTAACTAGGGTTTTTGCAGCGTTTCGGCCCCGATAAATCTCATCTTTACAATACTTTTTAATGCTCGGGATGCTTAACCGCATAACGCTGGCAATTTCCTCTTCGGTCAATCCATACCCTGCGAGCGTTTCTATCTGCTGCCGCTGCTCCCCGTTGGGCTCTTTGCTCGGTCGTCCGGGTCGTTTCTTTTTTGCGGCCAAATCATACCTCCGCTAATTCAGGCGTCTTGCCCGTAAAATCTGCCCATCGTTGGAGAATAACTGCTACATAATCCGGCGATATTTCCATTCCGTAGCATTTGCGATTTAGTTGTTGGGCTGCGATTAGAGTCGTACCGCTCCCAAGAAAGGGATCGTAAATAAAATTAAATTTATGATTTTTGATAGGTCGAGCCATGCATTCTATTGGTTTTTGTGTACTATGCCCGGTTTCTGATCTTTGGGGCTTGGCAATTTCCCATACGGTAGTTTGTGTTCTATCCTCTGTTCTTTCGGATCTAGAATCTTCCCTCACTACGTACCAGCATGGCTCGTGTTTATGCTGATAGTCTCCGCGACCTATTACCAATTCGTTTTTAACCCAAACAATTAAATTTCTAATTTTTAAATTTGCTTTTGCTAGGCTTGCAGCTACTTCTGGGGATTTTGTTTGAGCATGATAAACATAAGCTACATGGCCTTTGAATAAATCCCAGGCTTCGAACCAATCGGCGCGATCATCATTATAAACCCTTCCAGTTGCATGGGCTGACATATGGCTATTGTTAGGAATGCGATTTCTCCAATCAGCATCATATTCCACTCCATAAGGCGGATCGGTTACCATCATCTCGGCGACTTCCCCATTCATCAATTTGGCCACATCCTCCTGTTTAGTAGAATCCCCGCACATAACCCGATGCTCGCCAAGCTGCCAAACTTGCCCGAGTTCCACGCCCCACTTGATAGTTAGCTCATTCGTTGCCTCTTGGCCTCCGTCGTCCTCTACTACCTCCTTTTCGGGCTCTGGCATCATCGCCGAGAAATCCACCGCGAACGGCTTTAAATCGATATCCAAATTCTCTAAATCAATCTTTAATAGGTCGGCATCCCATCCGGTCTCTGCAATTCTATTATCGATTAGCCTGAGCGCTTTTACTTCCTGCTCGGTGAGATTTTCCAATTTAACGGTCGGCACCTCCTGGAGTCCGGCTTGCATGGCTGCCATCGTGCGCCCGTGCCCTATAATGATCTCGTCATTTTTATCTACCACCACCGGCTGAATAAATCCGAACCGTTTTATAGATTCGACTATTCCTTTGACTTGCGCTTCGGGGTGCTGCTTGGCGTTCAGCTTATAGTGTTTTAATTCTCTCGGGTTTCTTTGTTCGATTTTCATGGTGGCGGTGTACCATTCAGGCAAGCGAAAAACCGATACTCGGCACACACTAAAAAGAGTATCTATCCAGTGTGATTAATTCGCTTGAATCAATAGTATCTTATTTATATCGCCATTTTCTATAGTAACGTTCTCCCATTGTTTCAGGCGCGAATTCCGCCTCTTCAAAGGCCCGTCGAAACTTGTCTTTAGCGTGTAAAATATTCAGATTCGAAAGTATCCAAGTGAATGAACCGATATAGACCGCTTCGCTAAATAGCCATGATTTTGCCCGCGAATCCCTATAAACCGATTGCCTCGCTTTTATAAACTTTGGGTATTTCTTAACCAGCTTTTCCTCTATTGCAAGCCTGAAGCCATCGAGTAAGCATTCGGCCCATAGCCTCTGCTCTCCGTTCCACTCGGCGCAATGGTCTGAGAGATACTCATTTAAGGCGACCGAAATCTGCGAATCACTTTTTTGAGCCATCGAGCGGTTGTACTCCTAATAGATTAAAGATATCAGAAGCCGCGCGGACTAGTACCGCCTGACCGCGCCAATTAACGAAAAAATTTACTTGCTGTTCTGTAGGTTTGCCCTTAGTCGTTTTAATTTCGACTAAGTAGTTTACGCCCTGCCATCCTACTACGATATCGGGGAATCCCCGACCCAGGGAACTTGTATCAAATACCGACGCGCCTATCTGCCTTAACGCCTTTACGATTTCTTTGTGGTTATCATCGACCTTTTTTGCTCTCATTTTTGTGACCTTTCGAACATCGCCCACGCAATCCTGAGCGCTTTGAAACTTAGTTGATCATGCCCCATTAATTTCAGAAATCTAGTCCACTGTCGCCGATCTAGTCTTCTCAATTCTGGCGCGGTATGTTTAGAATTTTCAAAAATCCACCTGGCCAAATCTGCCGCGATAGTGTCCTGATAGAACCGGATTTTGTTTACCGCAAAGTCATAGAAGGTAATCTGCATTACTCATTCTCCTTCGGTGCTTCTGGTAACGGGTCTGTCATCTTTTCTAGTAGATGTAAAATCTGTGTTGTTAAAACATCGCTCAAATCATTTAAAAATTGATATTTTGATTTTTTAAATGTCATTCCTAATAGTTTATATTCTGATAATTGTGCTAAATCGTATTCATTTATTTCTATTTGAAAAATGTATTTTGATTGATTCACGCCTATTGTCATGGTCATAGAATCCATTACTCATTCTCCTTTGGTAGCTCAGGTAGCGGCATCCAGTGGGTAATATTTAAATTGCTCCAATCCATCCAATCCCAGAATAGAACGTCCAATTCACCGCTTATATCTATTGTTAAAAAACGCATGGTTTCATCGCCGTCGTTTTCAATTGGTGGCGTTTTTGTCATCAAGCTAATCCACTTTGGCTGTGCTGCGTTGTAGCCAGCAAGGAAGCCCCTCCGATGTCCATTAATTTCAAAACTCATTAGTTCAGCATACTCCTCCGC